ATATTCTCCGGGAACAAAAATGTAACATTTTCCGGCAGTCACCCCAGGATAGTCGAGAGTAATTTTTCCCCAATCAAAACCATCATTAATTCCCTGGTCATATTCGATTATTTCAGCAATCGGCAATCCCTGAAGATTTAGAGTTGTTAATGTCCCGTTTGCGCCACCGGTGGTTAACTGTCCACCGATACATCGTAATATACTCCAAGTATCATACGAATTACAAAGAATGGCAATCCTGGGAACTGCAATTTTTCTCTCTGTTCTGTAATCCTTCAATCCGCGTAATTTTTTAATTGCTTTTCTGAAGGTGTTATACATTTTAACATCATAGGTGGCATCACTTGTTGTATCGGCTGCCTGTTTTTGTGAAGCGACAAACGTGGAACCTACGATTACACCTATAGTTAGAGAATTCCGTTTGTCAATATCAGCATTAACAATTGCTTCGTTAACTTTCTGCATAGAGTGCAATCGGTTATAGAGCATATTCTTAAGGCTGTCTTTCCAACCTAATGCCCGGATTGTCATATCAACAGTGTCAGTCTCACCAAGTGCCTGTTCAATTAATGGAACAGAATCGTTCGCTCCTGAAATTGTTTTAAAGTCGCCACGATACTGATAGATTTCACGCATATTGATTGTTTCTGCGAATTCAAAATCTGTAATCTCTGTGCAGATCCGACTTGTAAGGTCCGGGGATTCCTGCGCCCGCCGTGTAATGTCGATAAATATTTTACCAAGCAACGCCTCGAGTTCTGCTGCACTGGGAGACTGTGCTGCATTATATTTATCTTTAACACTTTTTTGTAGGGTTCCTATTTCATCCCATAATTTCTGATAACCTGAAGAATTAACCCATTTTTCAGATCCCATTTCAAGGTTAAGATGTGCGCCATCACCACCAACATATAGTGGTTGTGTAGCGGTTTTATTAAACTGTTTATCTCCCTGGAAAATATAAACCGGGGTCGAATGTCCAGCTTTAAAATTTTCAGCCGCTATATTTTGTCTGTTAATTATTTTTATCATTATTTCCCCCCTTAGGTTGTTATAAGCGTCCAGTAACGCATTTTTTCAAATCTGATCGTACCGTTACTGTCTTTTGCGGTGTTAAGATAACCAACCAAATAATATCCGGCTGTTTCCGTGTCAGAGAATTCCAGAGTAGTAGCATCAAAATAAACTTCCTGCCCTGGAGTGCCAAAAGTCAATTCTCCTGTTTTCATTTCAGTCTCGGCTACCTGTAATATAATTCCCTCTTTGACATGCCAGGAGCCAACTGCTGCACTTGCTATAATTTCATCCGCCACGCCTGCATAAGGGCCGACAATTGAAAATTCATATTGTACCACATCCGCACCTGTATCATTAACATAGCGGATATGATCATTTTTTTCCATTTCTATATATACTGTTGCTGCCATAATCTACCCCCTTAGTATTTTACAGTTTTCGGCCCGGTTTCATTTTGACCGCTACCGGTAGTCTCAACTATGCCAAGCTGATTTTGTGGCGACATATAATCTGCACTTTGAGCTTTCAGTGTAGACATAACCTGATCTTTTTCAATTTCTTCAATAGGGATTCCCGCTTCAGCCCTCTGCTGGGCATATCTTCGGACCGCATTTTCTTTGTCGTCCTTCAGCTTTGCAGGCCCGAATTTTTCGAGTAACATCTGATTAAGCTTTGCCTTCTCCCCGTCTTCAGCTTTCTTTTTCAAAGCCTCAATGTCTACAACAGGATCTTTATATCCGGCTGCATTAAGTTTTCTTACCACCGTGAGCGCATTTGTTGCTTCCGGTGTGATTACTTGATTTTCCAGTCCCATCGATTTGGCAATTTCAAGGAGCGTAACCTCGCCATTCGTTTTGAGGACGTTAATCCGATCAAGTATATCTTTCTTGGTCAATTTGTCCATTTCGTTCTCCTCATCATTTATTATTTCGACGCCGGCGGCGCCTTGATTACCTATATTTGTTTGTGCGACTCTCGACAAATGTGATTCTTTCATTTGCGCGACCGCTGCGCTTGCGGCTGCTTTGTCCGGCTGTACCCCGGTTTCGATTAATTCATCTGCAAACCCTGCGTCTACAATTTCTTGACCATACAGCCAGGTTTCTGCATCCATCATTTTTAATATTTCTTTTACTGATTTTTTACTTCGTTGAGATAGTTTTGTAGCTATCAGTGTATTTGTCCGTTCGATTTCATCAGCTTCTTTTCGCAATGCTTTACTATCGCCAAAAATCCCACTTGAAACATTGTGAATCATAAACCCGGAAAAATCCTGAGCCTGGATATTATCAAATGCCATGCTAACAAGAGTTCCTATACTTGCTACAAGTGCACCCATCACAAGGGTTTTTTTGCCAGGGTATTGAATTAATCGGTTGTAAATCTCTACACCCTCATACAATAATCCCCCTGGAGTGTTTAGATCAACAATGACATCCTCTCCAGAGAGAGGATCTAGAATTTCGCTTACACTTTTAGCTGTGATTTCCTGGCCGACGTAACCATATAGTCGAATTCGTTTTGGCATAGTTTTACCTCAGTTAATTATGCCACTATTGTAAACATATGTCAACCCTATTTATGTTTAGTAAACATTTGTGTAGTAATTTTTAGGCTAATAGTGAATAAAATTCGCTATGCCACTGGTCAAGATATGGTACCGGCTCAAAATTAGCCCAACTTTGTAGATCATATAAAAAATTATCCCGCTCTCTTAAAACCGGCTCAATCCTGCACATATCATTCGGATGTGCAAACGGGGGAATATTATTATAGGTATATGGTCCATTCCTGGCATTTTCCGGACAAACACAATTCCATTGCTGCCGGTGAGGATTCAACACCCAATTATACAGATCCAATGCCCCGGGGTTTGCCCTGCCAGATTCTTTCCCGGCTTCCTGGAGTGACATATACAGTTCACTCCGTACCAAACGGATCGCTCGGTAATCTATATCTTTTCTTATTCGGCTATACCAGGCATGGGTACCGGCTTTAAGCCTTGGGCCGTAACTTTTTGCAAGATACGTTTTACCACCCTTAATATATCCTTTAATATCTCTTGCAATTTTCACGGGATCTCGGCCCTGGGCGAATCCTGATCCTATCACCCTGGAAATGTTATCCCGATAATCAGAGCCTACCCGCCAAATTCTATCTGACAATGTATACCCATCTTGAAACATCCGGTTAACCAAGGACCGAACTACCCGCTCATTAACCGCAGCGTAAACAGCATCGATGCCAATAGATGTCACTCCCCGGATTCCAGGCATAATGGTTTTCAGATATTGTGCATCGACTCCGGTTACATACCCAGCAGCTTTTCGCATCATTGACGACAGATTTTCAGACATCTTTCCCCGGATAAGATTCGCGCCTAATTCCAATTGTCTGGATATCGCAGTTTGAGCCTCAAGGGTGATATCTGATAATTGCCTAGCTTTTACATCCGCTATAACTTCGGCAACCATGTCGCCGGCTTTATTGTAGATTTTTTTTAATTCGTTGATCCCCCGGACTGATAACCGAAGTGTTTTTTTCCTGGCGGCTGAATAGGCTTTATAAAATTCTTTTCTGGTCATACTGCCGGTTCAAAAATATCAACGTTTTCCGGCTCATCATCTGTCAAATCCCCATCGGTCATTCCCTGGGCTTCTGTAAAACTTGCATCCTTAAATTGTTTATGTCCGGCCATGTCCGCAAGACCAGTTATAAAATCTTCAATTTTTTCAACCGTTTCCTCAGGATACATTTTTACCCAAAGATTATGTAACTGCTCTTTTGTGATCCCGGCTACGTTGATAAGATCGCCGACACCTTTGGCAAACATTCCAAAAATCTCCGCTTTAGTCTTTTCGCTTATAGCTGAGAGATGATTCCATTTAATTTCAAATTCATTTATTTGTGACATTTTACCGGCCATAGCAAGCAACTGAAAAGAAGCCTTATAAAGTTCTTTATATTTTTCTGTATGCTGATTTTGCTTGCTCCCAACAAACATAACAAACGTGTCCATATCTTTATCAGCACTGGCATGGTTCCCGTCGGTGGCAACTCCCCAAAGTATTTCTGGGATTCCTGAACCCTCTACAATTTTTTTAAATAATCGCTTAAGCGCAACTTCCCAGGCCTGGAAGGCTACCTCTGGAAAAAGTATTTCCGTTTTTTCAGTATCAGTGCTATTCATAATAAAATCTGTTGTAGCTATGTCAACATCCGCAAGTTCAGCAAACCCATTATTATCAAGCCATTCTTTTACGCTCGACGCAAAATATTGGATCATCTTCGGCTGGAATTTAGCCAGCATTTTTAATTCCTGTTCGCTTATTTCTGCGTATGCTTTTAGGTCAGCAACTATTCGCTCATAATCGGAATACCCCCGATGTTCATCACCGTCAATATTATTTGCAAACGGTACCGGCAAAATTCCAACAGGGTTTCTGTATGCCTCATTATTCAATCCGTTTACATATTGTCCGGACCATACAATCGTCACTTTTTCGCGGGTAAACTCCCGGCGACGCCTGACCGTCTTCACCTCATTGTATCCAGTTGAGATATAGATTTCTTCATCAACAATTAATTTAATTATCTCCCTGGTCTGTATATCTAAAATTACATCTGACACCGATTCATCCGGTATAAACTCCCACCGGAGCAACCCGCCCCTAGAATCATAAAAAGGCCACACCCAAATTGTCCCCTCCCGGTGAGCCTGCCTATGGATTGATTGCATCCGCTGGCTAAAGCTTAAAACAAGAGTATCAATTTCCTCTTGCTGATTTTCATTATCTGTTACCGGGATAGGGAGCCCCATAAAAGCAACCGGAATTGCAATGGGCGCATAGGCCATACTTCCTGCCAATTTCAACCCGGGGTATGAGTTATGATAAAGTCCCTGTGTCAACTCTGCATTGGCAACAGGATATTCCCGGATATCTATATTAGCCGGTCGTCGATGCTGCTTTTTTGTCGGGTTTGTTATCTGTGATTTTTCTTTTCCCCAGGTGAATGTTGATCCATTTGCAAATGTAAATGTTATCTGCATGTTATGTCCCCTTGTTGAAATTATTATAGGCTTCCATAGCCCGGAGCAACCCCGGGGGATACCCGGCTTTTTCAGCAGCCCTAATTATAGCAGGGATATCTTTGTTCAGGCAATGGCTATCATAATAAGGTGCTTCTTTGTATACAAAAGTGTGCGCCGGATTTATTCTCGGGTCTGCAAGCCATAGCTCTCGCCATTTACGATAATCCGCGCCGAATGTCTCGCATATACGTGCAAACTCATTACAAAAACTCACCTTAAACGCAATCCAGGCGTTCTCCCCGTATTTAACAAGCTCAGCAGTTAACGCATCTGTCTGATATATTTTTAGTCTACCATCACAAATTTGCTCATACACACTGGCTACCATATCTCCACTTTCTCCATTCCCTCCGATTATAACAAAATCATAATCATAATTGTTGGAATGCTGGGTAGATCCTGAATATTCCGGGGAAAAAACAACTTTCGAATAAATAGTTTGCTTTATACTTTCTGTAGTCCCTGGAGCAATCGTTGACCTGATACAAAAAACATTGACATGATTTTTGTGCTCGGTAATAACCTGTTCGACTATTGAGGTATCGCAACTACCATCTTGAAGCATATCGGTGGGGACACATACAAAAGCAATATCATATTGCTCTGACATTATTTGATCTTTTGTATGCTGATTAAGATCCACGTCAAATGGAGTAGCATCCGGGAATAATTCATGCACCCATTTTCCGATTACCCCATAGCCTATGATTAATATTTTCATTTGATCCTCACAAACCAAGTGTGATCACGGTCCAGCTCATAATTTTTATCGAATATTTCTTCTACTGCTTTCCGTATCCCGGGGAAGCGGGGGAGATTATCAAAATCATGGCCACCTATCCACCCCCCTTTTTTCACCTTCGGTAACCAGGCCTGAATGTCTTCTTTACATCCCTCATATGTATGCTCTGCGTCAATCCACACATAATCTAAACTTGCATCTTCAATCCCGTTTACAGCTTCCAAACTTTTTCTACGGATTATATCAGCTCTATCTTTCCACGGTTCAATATTTTGCAAAGTTTTTTTATAGCAATCATCATAATATTCCTGGTCTTGATGGGCCACCCCGTCAGGGCTTTGCGCCCATCGACTATCTGGGTCCGGCTTCTGCCACGGATCAATCATAATATGTTTACAAAGAGGTCTTTGTTTTAAAACCCTCCAGGATGTGTCACCACACCAAATCCCTACCTCAGCTCCTACCGATTCCCTGTCTACCGGAATTCTCTGAATAAGAGCATCCCATCGCCTCAGTCTTTTCGGGTCATAGATTAAATTCTTTTCTGCTTCAGTTTTTGGTGCAATCAATTTACCTCTTGGTTGCATCACTCTTGTATGTCCACCGCCTATTCGTCTCATAACCAGCTAATCTCCTTTGTCACTTGATCACCTTTGTCACTTGATCACCTTTTCTATACACCAATCTTTCATTTCTTTTGTCAGTACCGCCCCGGTCCCCCCGGTTTCCGTATCCTAAAATGTCCTCACCATGCAAACGGGCTCCTATAGTATCCTCGCTTTCTATCGATGACCTATGCTGAAATCTCATATGCACACACCGGAGCGGAGTTTCATCCCAATTGTCATAATATGCCCGGCCCTTCGAGCCTACCATCCCCATCGGACGGCAAAGAAAAAGTATATGTTTCCCATCCTGCTGCCAGGTAGTGATATTTTTCATGTTATATAATTTTGTCGGGGTATGGCTGGGAGGTCCTAAAAATCCTATAATTTGATTTCCTATAATTCTCCAGGCGTGTAAATACCATCCCTGCACCTGGTAGCAACCATCATACATGCCGTATTCAATTTGCCATTTTAATCTCTCAAGCCCTGCCGGATCATACAACTCATCCCCATCAACTCCAAAAATCCAGGTATCAGTTCCTATATACGGCTCAATAAATCTGTGAGTGTTTTTAAGGTCAAGCTCTACATGCGCCTTTAATCCAGTTTTCTCTATCTCTGCTATAGTGTTATCAGTACTACCGGTATCAATAACTATGATCTCATCACAAAATTCTTTGATGTTCTCAATCGCTTTCCGAATATAGATATCTTCATTTTTGACCATCATTAGGCCAATTATTTTTTTCATCGTAAAAACTATACCATTTTTCAACAAGTTTTGCAAGTGGCCCAGGGTGCAGCCTGCGCTTAATTAATTCCCTTAATTCTCCCTTGCAGTGTACAAATACTGGATTCCCGGATTGCTTCCAGTCACAATCAACTGCATTCCAGTCACAGGTTTTATATTCATGTAAAATTACCGGGTGCCTGGATTCCTCAATCATGTATCCCATAGCAGATTGATTCATTCCCGGGTATCGATAACGCCACTTATCATGCAGTGTTGGCATAGAGTACATCCACTCATTAACATTTAATAATTTTGCAAACCAGCTTTTTGCTCTCTGGTTATTACGGACCATGATTACTCCACCGTTGAGTGTCGGTGTCCCGGGACCGTTAACGGTAGTCCTCATCGTGTAGGCAATATCAAAGATTTCTTCAAATGCATGATACCCAGGAGCCAGGCACATCATATCACAGTCAATTATTATAAGGTCGTCATCTGCATATTTGACATACTCAGCCAACTCCCTGAGCTTAATCGTATTAGCGTGATATCCTATGTGGCGGTCTGTTTTTTCGCTTACATCATCAATCTGCAGACAGACAAATGGGATATCAGGCATATAATGTTGACAGCTGGATTCAAGCACCCTCAAAAGATAATCATATTCATGCGGATAATTTTTGTACCGAAAAAAAGTTGTGACTATTTTCATCTCCTCGCTCTCCCCCTCGGAATCCTGCGGTTAACAAAGCTGTTGTGCTCTACCCCGTTAAACTCGGTATCCATATCATACCACATCTGCATAATTTTTGCATACGGGTGATGCGGTGCCAGGTTGTTGAGTAGCTCTGTCCGAAGTACACCTTTAAGATGTACAAAAATTGTATTATCGTTAATTGTATGCCAGTGCTGGTCTGTGCAATTCCAAACCCTATTCGGAAAATATTGTACTTTACCTGGAAAATCATCTTGCTCTAAAAGATACCCGAGGGAAGCTTGATTTTGTCCGAGATATTTTCCGGCCCATATACCATGCAGATTATTATCGTTATATAGCAAGTTATCAATTTTCACCCATTGTCTAAAAAATGCTTTTGCCTCACCCGTAGGCCTAGCGAATACTACACCGGCATTAAGTGGGGGAAAATCTCTTTTTTTATTAACAGTTAAAGCTACATCAAAATTTTGAATAAATGCCGTTTCAAAACTATTCAAACATAACATATCAGAATCCATAAATATTGTGTTCTCTGTAGACTCCTGCTGGTAATCATTCCAGATTTTCAATTTTTCATTATTAAACGTTCGATTAACTGCTGTACCATTAACCCGGGGTGGCTTCCTAATAACTTTCAGAATAAAATCCATTCCCGGCATATGCTTTTTTACAGATTCACAAAATATCCTTGCCATTCGAGTCCATAGTTTTTTATTATCTACGTCAAAAACTACTGTAATTATTCTCATTACACCACCCCTAAACTTCTATATGTTTCAGCTCTTCTCTCAATCCATTAATTTTATTATTTTCATTTTCGCATAAATATGTTTCATTATTGGATAACGTGATAAAATAATATATATCACTTTCACTTGCCTCTACCTTGATTATACTTTTTTTATTGATAATCATTAATCCCCATTCACCCATAAATCCTTTGTCTAAACATTTTTTACCTGTTAATTCTATAAATAATTTCATGTCCTTTGTCTCCTTGCTCTCATACTCTTTTTCAAATGTGACTACCCGAAGTCTTAAAAGAATTTATCTTACCATTGTTGGCAAGCGTCTTGAGTGTGTTGATTGACACGCCAATATATTCGCTTGCTTTAGTTATCTTATAGATTTTCATATATTCTTTTCTCTGCAATTTTGAAATACTCGGCGTCAAGCTCAATTCCGATGAAGTCACGGTTTAAATTAACGCAAGCAACTCCAGCAGTTCCGCTCCCCATAGTGAAGTCAAGCACCGTTTCGCCTACGTTGGTATAGGTCTTGATTAGGTACTCCATGAGGGCGACTGGCTTTTGGGTGGGGTGGACTGAATTACGCCTTATTTTGTCAAACATAATAATATTTGTGGGGTTTTTGTGGGTGTATATCTTTTTGAGTGCCACTAATTTCTGATTGTTTGTGGTTTCGCCCTTAGACATTCCACCACCTTTTATTGGTTTATTCCTCAAAATCATCTGTGCGTTATAAGTCGTTTTACCCTCACAAAAAATAATTACATCCTCACTTTGCCTCATCGGTTGGTATTTTGCGTAAGACATCCCACTTGGTATCTTCTTATCCCACACCCAACAATACTTAAACATCTTCATATTCGAAGCGATAAGCTTCGTTGTGAATGGCTGGCTGGCGGTCATCACGATAGCCCCGTTTGGCTTGATAACACGCTTCAAGTGCTCCCACATCGGCTTTAGTGGTATGATTGAATCCCATCTGCACGTAGTTGTGCCATAAGGAGGGTCGCACAAAACCATATCAACACTCCCATCGGGAATATCTTTCATCTTTTTCAAGCAATCGCCTTGTATCAATTTAATCTTTGGAATCTTTTAACTCCTTAACTATTTTTTCGGCAAGTCATTGAGCCCGCTGTCTCCTTGCCCTCATGCTTTTTTTGTGTTCTGCAGACAATCTCAATCCGCCCATGATATGCTGATACCCGGCTGACAAATTGTCTACCTGGTCATCATGGGTATTTTCAAGCCCATCGAATTTAACAAGCTCATCTACCCAGTCATCATTCCATTTTGCTTTTGCTACATGCACATGTCCGACTGCCTCAAATATCGGCTCTAAAGGTGTGGCCCTAACAAGTTTATCACCCTTAACTTTAATTTTAATCCACGATATTTCCTTAACGGACTTGCTGATATAATCATAGGCGTCCATTGCATCAATCGATGTTTCCATAGCTTGCTTAATAAACGTACCGTCCCCCCTGGCAACTGTCTTAATGACAGAATCCCGGAACCCTGCCCCTTCCCGTATCCTCTTAATATCTCTTACATATAAATGCGGCAACGGATCACCCGGGAATAACTTAAACCCTAGCAGAGTCCCACTAGTCCAATCAGGATCATCACCGCCCCTCTCTTTCGCTTTATGCGCTAGGTCCCATACTCGATACCACTGAATTTCTGTAAGTGACGGAAATACTTTATTGATTTCTTCAGGCGTGTAGTAAATTATATTTTCAGTCTTCAAAAACCCTCCCTCTCTCGGTGTCGGATTGCAATCCATAAGGGCCGCTGCACTGTATTTCCCCAGGGTTGCATATTGCTCTAAATAATACTGCCGGGAAAACCTTTCCAAAAATAAATATTCCCCCGGGTACTCCCCGGGACCGGTATAATCAACTGCCCTGGCCGAAAATACTAATTCATCAAATCGCGGGAAGTTTGGATTCTCTTTCATTTCTTTCCGGATACGTCCGGAGATATCGTCCCAATGCCATTGAGTGGCCAGGATTATCACAATAAATACCGGAGCCCGCCTGGTCATAAAATCATCCCGAAAAGCTTCCCAAGCATTTGTTCTCTGGACCTCACTTTCAGCCTCAGCCCTGCCGGCACAATAATCATCCAATATACCCAAGTGAAACCCAGAGCCAGTCAACCCGGATTGCAGACCTGAAGCGTAGAGACTCCCCCCTGTATTTAATTGGTTGGAGTCTGCTATCAACCACTCTGATTTTTTGTTCGTCTCTTTTGATAATCCGATTTCCGGGTATAGTTCCCGGTATTTTGCAGACTTGAATATATCCCTGCCGAATGCGGCAAAGGATTCGGCTTTCCCGGCAGAGTATGACACTTGCATAACCTCTTTTCCAGGAAACTCCCCCAAAAAATGAGCACCCAAGTACCGGCTGACAATATCAGTTTTTCCGCTCCTGGGGTGTACATTGATGAGCAAGCAAGTTGACTTCCCATTCCGGAAATCCTCTATGGCCATGTCGATTCTGGAACAGATTTTCTTTGTATGGAATCCGTGAATAAACGGATCTGATTTTTTATTCTTTTTCCATGTGTAGTCTATAAATTTTAAATGACTTTTTTTTGCAGCGTCTCTATTTTCATCTTCGAGTAAATCAAGTAGTATTTTCTCTTCATATGCTGTCAATCCCACTATTCCATCCTTTTTTCTATCAGTCTCTCGATTTCTTTTTTTCTCTCTTCAGGTGGAATCTTTTCTATCTTTATTTTTCCGCTATGTTCTTGTTTTTCTTTTTTCCCGAATTCATCAGGATACTTCCTCTCTAATAGCCAAGCATTCGCATGCCAGTATTGAGGTTTTTTTCCTGCATTCATTATTTGTTGAATATTCCACGCCTTAAACTTTTCCTCTGCCTTTTTTATAGACGCCAAAAACTCCGAATATATCGTTTCATTTCCTTCTAATAAATCCTTTTCGCCTAGTTGTTTCCATAAATAAAATATACTTTCTGATATCCCTGCCAGTTTATAAGCAGTTACAAATGTATTCCCGTTTTCTATATACCCACAAATTTCTTTTTGCATCTCTTTTGTTAATAATGTTGGTCTACTCATTTTATAAATGGCTCCGGTTCAAATTCGTCTGGTAAAACTTCATTTCCGTATAATTGGATTCCCGGAGCAGCTCTCCTTAAATCTTGTTTTATATAAAAAGGTTTCTGCCCTCTCAATATTTGCAATACATTATCTAAAAATGAATGCCAGTTTATCTTTTTATCTATCCCTTGATAATTGTTTATTTTACCTATTTTGTAATGATCGACAGATTTTAATGCTTTTATAATCATGCCTGTGCTCTGAGTAGGTTCTATGACAGGTTCGAAACTTGCCCATGTATATATTCCTGATTCTTTTAATTTTTGCAATGTTTCTATTCTTTCAAATGGCAAACTTGCTCCCGGCTCCCATTTTTTCGAATCAATATTATTATCAAATGTAAGAGTCATTCCAACAGAGATATGACTCCCGAACTTTTTTATTATATCGATATCATTTAGAACTGTTTTTGACTTAGTTAATATTTTAACTGGGATTCTATGTTTTAATGCAATCTTAAGACATTCCCTTGTAAATCTTAATTCAGACTCCATAGCATTATATGGATCTGTCATAAAATTAAACAACACTGCTTTTT